GGTTCCGCGTGCATGCACGCTAACTTAGGGAGCAAGGATGCCCAATGTCAAAACCCTTACGAGGTTCTCATCGGACCTCACGTACGTCGCAGAAATGCGATACGCGTTTGGAAAAGATGAAAATTCCGTTAGGCGAGGATACTTCGAGCTTGTTGCAGAGCTCGAGGAACTCCTCTACACAGAGCGGCTCCTTCGTGAGAAGGTCCTTGCTTTCGACAGTGATTCTAGGATCGATCGCCTTTGGGGTAGTCAACTTTCTGATTACACCAACAGGCGAGCACTTTCTGAAATTCCTGTCGTTACTTCCGGTCTTATGGCGGATGACAAATTAAGTCTCCACAACAAATACTGGAAGCACCTAAGCGCTGATAGTCTGTCGAGATCTAAGCGAGAAATCGTCTTAGATCTGTTCGAGGTTTGGTGTAAGAACGAAAATCCATCGAAGATAAATCTCGATGCTTTCGTCTTTGACCTTTCCAAAGACCAGAAAATCAGCGAACTATCAATATGGAAGCTTTTGCGAGGGTTTTTCCCTGGCTTAGACGACCTAAGTTGATAGTCACCCGAAGAGTTTTACTGCACCCCGTTTAGGGGGCCGAAAGGGTTACATGGCCTATACCAAAGATAAGAGCATTCGGTACGGCGCTCGAGTACTAGGTTCCAATTCTGAGTCCTTAACGTATAAGAACCTTACACAAGTCTCTAGTGTTAAAGTCCTTACGCGCCAAAGAACTGGAGTTGGATTGCCTAAGTACAAAGACGTCATATCGAGTGGCGGAAACGCGACTACTCCCTTATCGGGAACGTTCTCTTCACTCGAAGCAAGCCGTAACAGTGCGAGCTTGACGTTTATTCGTATTGCTACTGGCGCCCGAGTGGTGCAAAAGTCGTGGGGTGATTTTGCTGCCCATGCGACTGGAGCTCCAACTTGGGGGGGTGGATGGTCAAGTAATGCAGGTGCCCGGGCTGCGGCAGGGTACTTTCAGGACGTCAGGAAGGCGCAGGTTGCTGTTTCAGGACCTACGTTCCTTGGCGAACTGAGAGAAACTATCCGCATGTTGCGTAAACCCGGAGCGGCTTTGTGGGACAGTATCGGACGTTACCTCGATGATGTTAGTAGAGCTAACCGCGATAACAAGCGGCGCTACTTTAACAAAAAGAAGGCAAAGTACGGTAGGAATCTCTCAAAGATTGCTTCTGGTTTATGGCTTGAGCATGCCTTCGGATGGGTTCCTCTCATGATGGACATAGCGGATGCTGGCAAAGCCCTCGATTCTCTCCTTGAACCGGAGAGGATAATGAAGGTTTCTGCTGGCGGCCACGATGCCAAACTTGTGAGTAACATATCCGGCACCTCTACGATGCATCCTCCTGACTCTTTTCTCTACTTTACTGTTAGAGGAAAGCAGATGGAGCATGTTGTCGTTAGGATTAGGGCAGCTGTAAAAGCTCAAGCAGCGGCGACCTATGCAGATAAGATGGCTCGTTTCGGTTTTACACCGTCGGAGTTCATACCTACTGCTTGGGAACTTCTCCCTTGGTCGTTTCTCTTGGACTATTTCGCCAATATTGGCGATATTCTGGCTTCAACTTTCACAGACACTAGCAGCGTCATCTGGACTGCGAAGTCCGAGATTCACAAGGTGGTTAAGTACCAACTTTTCCAGCTTGATACGTCTCGGATTAACAGTACAGTTGGCGGGGCTAAATATGTGGAGTTGTTGACAGGGTCCCCGGGTTATGTAAAATGGACGATATCAACTATGAGTAGGACTGCGAATCCGCCAGTAGATATACCGGCGCTTTCTTGGTCCCTACCAGGTTCTGCTAAGAGACTGTTCAATTGCGCAGCTCTTATGGAACAGGTTGGTATCTCACTTCATGGACAACGTCCATCTCGTCGTAACTACCGCTTATAAACGGTAGCCACCTTGAGGTACATCTATGACCATGTCACTGACCACCCCCGTTACCGGGGGTGCACAGACGGGCTTCACTGCGCCCACCCAGACTCTGACAGCCGACCAAGCTCCTGATGTGAATCAGAAGCAGTGGGCTGTCACTGCATTGGGTGGGACACAGGCAGGCGTTACTGTGCACACGGTAGCTTGTCCTTTTACTGTCACCGTTTCCAAGCCTAAGGCTTTCAAAGTTCTCGGAAAGCCGAATCCTGTAACCGGCCTCGTAAAAGACGTTCCGATGAACCAGTACAAAGTGATCGTCCGTAAGGGCGTTCTTCCTTTGGCAGCTCAACCGTATGCTGTGGCGCTTTTCGTCTGCACGCTTTCTGTGCCGGCGGGTAGCGACACCGCGGATGCGGCTAATCTGCGTGGGGCGTGCAGCCTGCTCGTTGGTGCCTTGAACCAGCTCTCTGCTGGTATCGGAGACACTACCGTTGCGGGTATCCTCTAGTCGAGGGTACGCTCCATCTGGTTTTCTGGTTTCTTTGTAAGAACCATTTCGGAAAGGGCTATCATGCGTATTAACGCTGACACGCTTACTTTACTGCTTGAGTCTGACCTTTTGGACAACGGCTGGGACTCCTCTCTCGAGGTTTACCCTGATCAAACGCCTCACCAGTATGCGATGATGAGCCTGCGGAAATCTCTTCTCAAGAAATACCTTCCTGGTATTTCGGAAACGAGTCCCGATGGCGATTCAAAGGCACTTGATCTCTTTTTAGAGATCAATGACCGGTGTGGTACGTTTGACTATGGAAGCCGTCGTTGTTCCGAGCTCGAAGAAATTGCTTTAGGAGAGGCGAAAGCCTTTCTGTACAATTTCTTCTATCCGTCCCCAAAAAAGACGGAATGGTGGTGCAGTCTGGATGACAATCTGTACTGCAGTGCCATACCCCGGGATTTTATCCTATCCAATTCTTCAATTTCTGAAGGTTTTGGTGTAGGTCCGGGTGCGTCGCTTGGGAGCCCTTCTACGAACTTCTATACGAAGCTCGCGAATAGTTCCCTGTCGATGACTAGCTCAGACTTGTACTGTTTGTTCAGACAAGCTATCTCTTCTGACCAACTCTGGACCGCTTGTGAAATATCGCGGAAGGAGGTAATGGACATTGAGATAGTTCAAAGCAGCCGTCTGTCCTTTGTTCCTAAGACTACGGAAATAAGTCGGACAATATGCACTGAGCCCCTTTTGAATATGATTTTCCAGAAGGGGATCGGCAAGGCTATCGAGAGGCGTTTACTTGAGTCTGTTGGAATAAACTTAAGTACGCAGCCCGGTATCAATGCTGAGCTTGCTCGCATAGGCTCACTTTCTGGTAAGTTTGGAACTATCGACTTATCCAGTGCAAGTGATTCTATGTCTATTTCGCTAGTGCGGGAGTTCTTCCCCAGGAGAGTTGTTGCACTCTTGGAGTTGGCTTCTACACGAAGCACCATCCTTCCAGATGGACGCAAAATAGAGTTGCATATGATATCGTCTATGGGGAATGCTTTTACTTTTCCCCTCCAGACTTTATTCTTTACGGCTTTAGTCTACGGCGCCTACAGAGCTAGAGGAGTAAAATTCTCGCACTCTCGAGGGCGTTCGCACGGCGATTCGTTTGCCGTTTTCGGCGATGACATTATTGTCGAACGGGATTGCTATTCAACCGTTTGTCAATTATTGAATCTAACCGGATTTCGCGTTAACATAGACAAGTCCTTCAATGAGGGACTATTCCGTGAGTCGTGTGGTTCAGATTTCTATTCTGGCCACAGCGTTCGTGGGGTCTACATTCGTAGGCTCTTCGATGCAAACGACTGCTATTCTGCCATCAATCGTCTCAATCGTTGGTCGGCAAAGCACTGGGTCTTCCTCCCGAAACTGATCGGCTTTCTCGTCGGAAAGGCTAGGTTTTTACCTATCCCGTACGAGGAGCAAGACGACAGAGGGATAAAGGTTCCCCGTGCAATGTTAACTCAAACAGTAAAGAACAGCTTTACCGGTGGTGTTAAATACCGGGCGAGCTGCCTCTTGCCTGAGCGAGTTAGTCTTCCAATGAAAGGGAAACGCGCTAAGTCTCTCGGCTGGTTTGAAAATCCAGACGGGCTGCTTATGGCGTTCTTGGCAGGTAGCATTAGGTCTGGTTCTGTCGGCTTAAGAACTTCTCGCCGACGTGCCAAAATAAGAGAGTTTTTCAGTTCGCGTTGGGACTGGATTCCTCTCGCTGGTGACGAAAGTTACCAGTATCGTGACGACTGGAAGGCCGTCACGATGCTAAACCTTAGTAAAGTTTAGCACTTCCTCAAAGAACCGATTTGGTTCTCC